ACGGCAAGCTGGATAGCCTTTGCGTTTCTCCCCTTTTTGGCGGCCACAAGGCTTGCCGGTCTTGGTGTCTACCCATTCTTCTTTAAACCATCGTCTTAAACTCATTTGCCTACTGCCTTTTGTGCTTTTTTGTGTGCGGCTGAGAAGCTCATGCCTGCTCTCATATCCTTACGCATCATAGCCATATGCTTGGCAGAGTGATGCTTAGAGTGTTTTTTAAGAGTATCTTGTTGGCGTTTAGTTAGTGCCATTAGCGTTTACCTCTTGTGTATCCTTTGGCGGTTTTTCTTTTACCACCAGATTTTACTTGTCCTTTACATACCTTAACACCGTAGGCGTTAGCATATGCAGAGGGGTATACTTTGAACTTGCGTTTGGCTGCTGCCTTACCACGAGGGCATAACTTACCCATTACTTACCTCCATGTTTGCAGCCACATTTGCCGCCTTTCTTTTTACCTTTCTTGTGCATTATACTGCGTTGTTGTTGTCTAATGAGAAGAAGTCAGTTACATACTTTCTTCTTTTCTTTTTACCTATCTGATCTAACTTATAGTTGTTCTTGTTGATCTGAGAATTAGGATCATCAAAATCATTTAAGTCTTTGACTGGCTTGTTAATCTTTTTCTTTTTACCCATTAGCATTTCCATCTACGTAAGGCAAGAGCCTTTCTTGTAGGCTTGCCGTTTGGTTTTTTCATTGGGCCTTTCATGCCTCTAAAGCGAGCACAGAATGACCTCTTTCTTGGCCCTCCTCCGGGCTGTGGAGCTTTGAGGTTAGAGCCAGTGGCACGATTGTACTTGGCTCTACCCTTAGCTGTCAGGCCGCCTTTGCGACTCTTCTCACCTCTTCCGAGAGACAGGCTTACTCCCTTTCTTTTTCTTTTTGGTGCCATTCTTACCTCTTAGTTTTGCGAAGTCCGCTCCTGTGATCTTGTCTCTAGGTGGTGCGACTCGGGCGATCTTCATTTGACCGCCTGAGTATCTTTTGCCGGCTCCTTTTGGCATTAGAATAATCCGGGTATGATTTGTCCTGTTGTAGCATATGCTCCTACAGCTGCTACGATGCCGAGCATAGCTGCCCAGCCATTGAATCTTTCTGCTTCGGGTGTCATTATAAAATACCGGGGATAATTTGTCCTGTTGCGATGTAAGTTCCGACAGCGATTACAAATCCTAGCATAGCTAGTCTGCCGTTTAGCTCTTCAGCTGGGTGCCATTTGTTGTGTTTGTGTGTCATTAGTACTTCATTCCTTTTTTCTTAGTTTTCTTTTTCTTTTTCTTTGGTGGTCTACCTTTTGTGTTTCCGTAGGTTCCTGTTCCTGATGGCATAGCTCTCCTAAAAATTGATGTCTGATCTGTCAAGTTTTTCTATTATGTCTTGTCTGTAAGCAGGGTCGTTATCGTAACGAGGGTCACTCATTGCTCTAACTAACTCTTGCTGACTTCGGAAGACATCGTTGTTTGGTGGTGCTGTTTTACCTGTAACCATTCTACCTTCTACTCCGTTAGCCTTGTCATATTCAGCTTTTAAGCCTGCAACTGCAAGTTTTATAGCAGATATACTGCCTGTATTTACTGTATCATTGAAAGCATTATTAGCTGATTCATCTAAGTTATCCTTTGCCCACTTTATTACCTGAGCATACTCTTTATCTCCGCCCACTGACTGTTTGATTGAACTAATATCTGAGTCAGTAATCGGTGCTGGTTCAGTTTCTGGTGTAGTGTAACCTCCTTCTGCTGCTGCACCTCTAAAGTATGCTTTAACTGCATCTTCAGAGAAACCAGCTTTAGTTAACTGTGATACCATTTCTGGTGTATACTGACCGTCGTTCTTATGAAACTCGTCGGCAATACTCCACGGATCTACACCGGCTTCTTGAAGTTTATCTGTTACTGCACTGCCATAAGTCTCAGTAACTTTGTCATAGTTAACGCTACCATCTTTTTGGTACGCATTTTCTGGGGCAATCGAGTCTGGATTTGATTCAGCTGTCTCAGCTGTCTCAGTCTTTTCTTCTTGTTTACCTAGCTTACCTTGTAGTTCGATGTAAGCTTTTTCTAACTCTTGAGCATTTTTATATTTACCAGCTAATAGTTGTTCTTCTTGTTGACTAATAGATTCGCCAACTTTTAAAGACTCTTGCTCTTCGGCTGATAGGTTATCAGCAGATGTTACAGTACCTTCTTGTTGATATGATAATGTTTCTGCCATGTTATTCTTGTGGTGGTTGATTTATCTGTTGCAACGCTTGCTGTGCTAGTGATGTATCAGCAAGTTGACCGGCTTGGTCTACAAGTGATTTAGATGTTTGATCCTGTTGAGCTACTTGTTTCAGTTGTTCTAGCTCTTCTGGTGTACGTACAAGATTTAGTACGTCTATACCTTGTGCAGCTGCTAAACGCTTGATAGCTTCAGTGGGGTTAATGTACTTCATTAACGAGTCTGGGCCTAGCGTCTGTGCAATCGTTGCTATAAATCTAGTAAGAGATTCGTTATCTTGTCCTCTTCCTAGACTGTTGATACCGGCAACTATCTTTGGCCTCACGACATCTTTAGGTAGTCTTGGTATCTGATTAGTTCTCTGTAGTATTAACAGAGTTCTATTGAGGTAGGGTACTAAGAACTCTACCGTTAACAAGCTGAACAGACCGCCAAGCGATTGTTCTAGCTCTAGCTGTGTGAGGCGTACCTCTTCAGCTGTAACTCTTTCTGCGTTCCTGATGTTCATAACCAAGAAAGCTTCGAGTATTCTTCTTTCTATCTGTGCTGCTAACTGTGCAGCTGTGCCAAAGTCTGCTGTCTTACCGACTTGCACGACTCCGACATCTTCTGGTCTACCCTGTATGATAGCTCCGTTTCCAGCCTTGGCAAGAGTGCCCGGCTTGGTTGTCGCAGATGGTGAGACAAGAAAGACAACCTTACTTGCCACGCTTGCACCTTCTACAAGAGCTTGAGATAATCCTTCGAGACTTCTTAGATCTCCAATAAATTCCTCTACTCTACCACGTCCGTAGTCTTCTCCATCGACTGTATTAAATCGAAGCACTAACCATGGAGAGGCGTTTTTCGGTGCTGTACTCTGGCTACCGTCTATGATCATGTCATCAACTTCTTGGTGCCAACGCCAACTACCGCTACTCTCGTCCATCTTAACACAGGTGTATACCTCAGCGTCGTCTTCTCCAGCACCATATCTTGAGTCACCATTGACTTCATCGTTAGGCTCAGGCGGTGCTATACCTAATACCTTTCTGCTTACTAACTCTTTAGTAACTATCTCTATAACATTACCGTTACCGTCTCTATTGACTACGTATCTTTGTAGTGGATAGTGTTTAAGTCCATCCTTGCCCATGAATATTAGAGCATTACCTGATACAATCAAATGTTTGAGGGCTTGATGTACAACAACTCTGTCACTAGATGCAGCTATGTAGTCCATGATTAATCTCTCAATCTTAGAGAAAGATAGATCTAACTCACTACGCATCATAGGATCGAGTGTATCACCAAGCTTATCGTCTCTTACCTGTAGCTTGAAAAAAGCCGTTTGTGGTGGTAAGATTGCTAGCATAAGTTTTGCTGCTAACGTAACCACCGCTTTGGCTCCTACGCTTTGGTAGGGTTGGAGCAGAGTTCGTTTTCCTTTGGAGTCATCGTCCTGACGGACAAGATAAGGTAGGGTAAGTTCAGAGCACTCAACAGCTGTGTCAAGAAATTGTGTTCTCCCTGATGACAGCCTAGAGTACAACTCCCTAGCCTTAAACATTTAATCCCCCTGTACTTGAACCAGAAGCCTCTCCACCAGTATTTAGGTTGATTTTTAGAGCATCTGTTCCTTGCCTTTTAGCTACGTTTCTAACGTCTTTCTTACCCTCTCCTGTTCCAGCTCCGTAGTCTACTTCGGCTAGATCTTCGTCCGTATCAAGTAACTCTTTTCTATCTGGTAACTGTGATGCACGAACTAAGTCAGGGTTACGTCCAACAATAGCGGGTGGTGGATCTTGTGGCTTAGGTTCTGATCTGTTAAACAAACACATTGTTATTCTTCTAAAATAGATTTTACATATTGTACTACCGACTCTTGGCCGGCTCTGTACATAATGGAGGCTAACTCCTCCTTGGGGTGGACTGGGTGCCAAGCAAACTTGGACTCCAAATCCTCTACCAATTTCTCTAGCTTTTCTGAATGAAAGCTAAGCGTATTGAGGGAGGTTTGTATTTGCATGTTCAAAAAACGCTGGCATGCGAGCTGCTCTGGTATCAGCAAACTGTGGTGCTTTACCTTCATACATCAGCCGATCGCTCGCATCTAGCCAGAACTGTTTGTCTAAATGTTTATCGGCTGAGGTTTTCAAGGGCTGCATTACCCATGAAATAGTTGCCTTCCTAAGCTTATCCAAGCTACTGCTAGGACGAAGGCCAAGCTCGGCACAGACCAAGCTATTCGTTGCCACGTGGACTTGTTCGTCTCTGGAAATATCAGCTGATACTGTTCTGATAGCAGCGTCACCAGTAAACCTAAAGAAAGGTAATAGAACAAAGAATACAGCTCGCTCTGCAACGAGGGCTTTTGTAATAGTGTGATCGGGGTGTGCAATCCATGCATCTCTTATTCTCTTTGCTTCTGCTTCCGCTTCTACGTCTGCTCCGTGAGCGTCAACAATAAAGTTTAAAGCAATGTCATGCTTTTCTTCATCTTTGACATTCGATTGGAGAAGCTTTCTAGCTGTATCGGGTACTTCCTTCTCAAGACCTTCAAGAATAAAGTCTCCAACTGGCAGCTCCATATGACGTATTGCGAGAGCACGTTTGATGGTTTCTTCAGCACCTTCTTTCAGTGCTCCTTTGGTGGGTTGTACAGGTGTCCATGTTCTTTTCCTGTTAAATAGTTTTTCGTATGGGTTCATTGTTCGCAGTCGCATTGGGGTTTATCTAAAATGCCTGCCAAGTAATCGTCGACATCAATATCACCCAACGCTGCGTAAGCATCAGACTTATCTTGTACATCGCCCATGACTTGGAGGGAATAATATAACGAAGTCTGTGGACTAGCTAGCCACTCTTCGATAAACGCTTCGTCGTAAGTTACTACGTCGCTCCAGCTGTTGAAGCTGTAGCCATGAAGCAATCCTGTCCTATCGAGCATTGTGATGATTTCGTCTGCTACACGCTTGTATGCGTCCCATCCTACTTCACTTGCAATCTCAACGTCGCCGTATTCAACTCTTTCTACTCCGAACTCGCCGGAGTCTCTGTCTACGGTTCTAGCTATTGGTGGTGCTATCTCGGGTGTGCATGTATAGCCGTCTAGGTCTTTACTGCGATAGCTGCAACTGGCAGTGGGTGCAATAGCGAACGCCCTTACCATGTGATGTTGTCTTGCTATCTGTGATGCTTCAAAGATAGCGTGTTGTAATGCCCAAGCTGCCATGCCCGGGGCATCGCTTGCAGAGAGCCCGAGGTTTACTCTGCGAAGTGCCTCTCCGAAGTCCTCGTACGAGATATTGTACTGTCTGAGGAAGTTGGCAAGACCGAGCACTCCAAGCCCCACTTGTTTGTCAATTTCTGGGGCAAGGTACTCTCCAGATTCTCCAACACCTGTCCGGCCATGGAGATCACACAGCTCGGACATGCCTGATACGAAAGCCTCTTGTAAGTCGTCGATTGAACAGGCACCGAGATTGACATGCTGTAGCAAGCAAGTTCCACGTGAGGGCAAGTATACTTCAAGGCATACGTTTCCATAGATACGCTGCCCTTCTCCGTCGTACTTGATTTTGTTGAGCCAGATGTCTCCTGATTTGATTCCATGTAGTAAAGCCTCCTTTGTTTCTCTGTTGCAGTTACGCCACATAGCTGGTGTTATGTCAACGCAACGCTTCACCCATGGTAGTTCTTGTCTGGGTGTAGTTATAAATTTTAGTATGTCTGCATGATCTAAGTCTAAGTGCAGAACTATTGCTCCGTTCTTGTAAGCCCCACCTCTACGAAGTGTCTCGTTGAGAGCTGAGTATATTTTACCGAAGCTGACTGGGCCTGTAGCTACCAGTCCTTTGTCGTTTGTGTGTCCCTCGGGTCTAAGTTTAGACAGGTGGATAGCACATCCGGCACCATAACGTAGTGCGTGGGATGCAAACCTCCAGCTAGCTTCTATACCCTCTGGCCCCTCCATGCTATCTTCGACAACAAAGATGGTGCATGAGACAGGTAGCCTTGATTGCGGATCGTCGATCCAAGATTGCACTCTGCCGGTGCGGGAGATAAATTGAGTAGACATTATAAGTATTGTAGTAGTTCCTTTAGATTGTTACCTAGTAAAAAGTTTTGTTCTTGTAGTGCAAGGAAGACGGTAATAACATCTTCCTTCTTGTCGTAGTTTTTACGTAACCCGTCTTCTATGAGCCTCATTTTGAGGTCTTGTTCAACCGTCAATTTGGTAATCGGCTTTGGGTGTCCAGAGGAGTGGGGTTTTTGATTTGGTATCATAGTCATCTATTGTGAGTATTCTGGCTAATCTTGCATTAAGTAAAGCATCTTCTTCAGTCAACCCTTTGTCCTCAAATGCTTTTACAACTGTAGCCCAGCCGTAGCCTTCTTTATCGAACAGTGTAGCTGCTCTTTTTACACCAATACCGGGCACACCACTGTAGCCATCAGTCTGATCGCCAGCTAGTGTCTGTATCAAGTGCCATCTAGCACCCTCTTCTGGTGTGATTGTTATTGTATCTTCTAGGTTGAATAGCTTGCCGGGGATCTGTCTCATATCCTTATCAGGTGAGACGATAGTGTTGCCGGGAAACTGGGTAGCGTAGATGCCCATTGCATCATCTGCTTCAAGCTCTGGCATGGTAATAACTTCAAACTCTAGATGTAGGTTGCGTATGACACGTTTGTATCCGCATGGCTTCTTTCTGTTTCTATGACCCTTGTATTCTGGGGAAATTTTTTTCCTAAAATTTTTAAAGTCACTAAAAAACAGTATTGGCGAGCCGAAACCGCCAAATTGCATATTTATATTGTCTATTTCACGTTTTACGGCCTTATAAGCGTCGGAAAAGTTAGATGTAACAAAAATAACGTCTTCGCCGTAGTCGATTTCAGTTTCACAGGCTGCACAGCACTTATATACTATGTAGTCTGCATCAATTAGTAGTCTCATGGTGGTTTTAGTGTACGTCTGCCCAAGTATACCCAATCTTGGCTTCAGCTGCGATAGGGCATCTTAGGTGATAATATTCGCCTGCCATCCAAGCGGCAGTTTCGAGCCATTTTGCTAGCTCTTCTGTATCTCTTGGATAACATTCATAGTTTAGCTCGTCGTGGACGAACGATAGTTGGTGAGCGTCAGGTGGTAGGCAATCATTCACAATCACCATCCATCTTTTAGCTATTGTAGCTGCTGATCCTTGCAACAGGTAGTTAAGAAACTTGTGTGACTTATCTACCTTGATTTTACGGCCATCAATTCCTCTTGCGAAACCTTTGGCCGCACATTTATGCGTGGCATCAATCAACTCCTTCAAACCCGGAATAGCTGCGACGTACGCCTTTCTTATCTCGGAACCTTTACGTCTGGCAGCGGTTTCAGTGAGCTGTTTATCGAAGGAATACCCGAGCTTGGCGTCGCCGGCCCCATAGAGGAAGGCATAGGTAACAGTTTTAACTTGCCGTCTAGTGATTCCAATTCTATCGGCGTTAGTTTGGTGAATATCCCCCTCAGTAAGTATTCGTTGATAGCGGCCATTATCGTACCTCGCGAGGTAATGAGCAAGCATCCTAAGCTCAATGCCACTAAGGTCAGCTGAAACCATTTGTTTAGTAGGAGTCGCTTGGAAAAGAAGTCTGAATCTTTCATCTGATGGTACTTGTGCTAAGTTTGGTTTACGGTGGGCACATCTGAATGTGCTGGTTGCGACGGAACAATGATGGTGTATTCTATTACACGTCGTAGATAGCTTCTGCCATGCGTTCACGCCTTCCGAGATCATCCCCAATTTCTTGGTAATATCGAGACATCGAAGAAACAACAGGGCTGTCTCCGACCCAATATCTTTTAATACGATCTCGTCGATAACCGCCTTCCCGGAGGCAGTTAACGATGTCGGTTTCCAGTTGTTGTGTGTCTTCAGTATCCATGCTATTTGATCTCTTGAGGTTGGGTTGAGTTGTTTAAGTTTAGTGAAGGGGCATCCTTGTACGTACCCTTGTGTCCTGTTATTTCGCTTAGGAGTGAACACTGCTCCGGCAACGAAAGGGTGCTTCCTCCGTAGTATTTCAGTAGCTTCTTGAAGCTCGGCTCTGAGAGTTTGTTCAAGTTCCCGTGCAGAGCTTTCATTAAAATACCATCCATGTTCTTCTTGTTTCTGTAGTATTAGGGCGACCTGATGTTCTAGTTTGACCCAATCAGGTAAGGGTGGAAATGTTGACATAATTTTCTTGTAACGATTGTATCTTGTTCACAATAGTCCTCCATCTCCTTGCTCCAGTGCGACCAGTCGGAAGTCTCTCCAAAGTTCCCTTTGTATTCTCCCAATCTGTGGCCGTAGGACTCCAAAGAGTGGCGACCATAAAGCTTGGTTGGCATACCTTCTACCTTACGCTTGCGATCTACTTCAAGCATATCAGGATGGTATAACCTTGATAATAATAATGTATCTATGATGCGTCCCTTTGGTTTAAAGAAAGGGTAACATTCTTGCAACACCGGAATGTCAAAGCCGATGATGTTGTGTCCAATGATAGTGTCTGCATCCATGAGGGCAGTAACACCTCTAAGTATGGGTTGGGCGGAGCCGGTATCATTGAACCTTTCAGTCTCACCAGTCTCATAGTCGAGAATGACGAGGCAGTGTATCTCAGTTTTTTCTGCGTCGAGTGGTGTCGTTTCCAGATCGAACAGGAGGGTAGTAGGTTTTGTCTCTGAATTTGGCACGTTGTTTTGCTCTCCTAGTAGGTGGGTTAGGTTTAAAAATCTGTAGCTGGGTTAAACTCAGCTGTTTCGGTTGGTTTGTTTTCATAAAATTGACATGTGGATAAATCATAACTCAGTTGTGTAGCGACTCCGACTTCTCCTGAGAAACGGTTTTTAAGGACTCGCAAAGTTGTGAGATTAGCGTCAGCCTCTCCTTGCTGGTCACGTTCCAAAGCGATGACCGAATCGCTGAGCTGAGCAATCGAATGAGATCCACGTAGTTGTCCGAGGGATACACGTCCTCCCTCCTCGTGCGAATTATTGTCACTGTTTGTCCTCCTTAAATGTGAAACTAGAAATAGTGCTATGCCTGTTCGCTCTACCAATGACCTGAGTTTCGTCATTGTTGAGTCGATCATGCGTCGCTCGTCTCCATCGAGTCCGCTTAATAATATACTAAGATGATCGAGGAATATAATACGACACTCCAGTCCACTGGCAAGGTATTCGATCCTATTGTAAATAACGTCAGGGTCAAAGCTACCAAACCCATCAAACAGAAAAACATTCCAGTTTGATAGAGTATCATTGAAAGCAGTGGTGAGTTCTTCTCGTCCATGTTCTCCAATATGATAAGGTTTACCAAGTGCAGCAGACATCAAGCCAAGTGCTGTACGTTTGTTGTTTGCCTCAAGCTCAAGTATGCCAACAGTCTCTCCTTTCTGTAGAAGATCAGCAGCAATAGCCCTGACCAAAGAGGTCTTACCACTACCTGACCCGGCTGTGAGCGTAGTCAACTCACCATACCTGATGCCATGTAGTTTATCGTTGAGCCCCTCGAATGGGTACTCATGGTCACAGGTTTTGGTAGGCTCTGTGACTAAGCCTAATAGGTTTTTACCATCTACGATGCCGTCTGGCCTGTAGGGTTTTGCATCCCATATTGCACGTCTTATTGCTTCTTGGTCGTTAGCTTGGAGTGCATCGCTTGCATCCTTGTAAGCATCGAGTCTAGCAATCTTAACGCGGCCGGCTGGGAGTATGCTCGAGGCAGATTCAACGGCCTCACGCCCTGCTTCATCGTTGTCGAAGAACAGGACGATCTCTTGGTAGCCTTGCAAGAAGGGTATGGCTTTTTGTAAGTCCTTTCTTGCTGCTGCCGCACCATGAGGAAGGCTGACCATCGGCCAACCTGACATAACTTCATAACAACTGGCAGCATCTAGTTCTCCTTCAGTGATGACAATTCGCTTGCCAGTAGTTGGAAATAGGTGTTGACCAAAAAGTGTGCTTGTAGATTGTCCTTCATAGTGAAAGTCTTTTGACTTAGTTTTAATTTTGAATCCAGCAACGACCCCATCGTCTGTGTAATATGGGAAACGTAGGGTGTTACCGTATCTGTATATTCTGTAGAAGCTGTTGGTTGCTTCACTGATTCCTCTTTTTTTAAGGGCTTCTGCTTCTCCGAGGAACCTTGCTGTGGTTCTGTCATTTATCATTCTGGGTGTATTATTGTCCCCGTCTGCCGGGGTGTACGTCTGGCACGAAAAGCAGAACGCGTGGCCGTCAGAGTAACGTGAGTTAGCATCTGACGAACCACAATTATCGCACGGCTCATGTGCCACAAATTCTGATTCTGTGTTCATGTTAGCCAATCAATGGGGATTGCGTGTACTGCCGCCCACTTGATATTGTGTTTTTCACACCACTGGGCGTATGTGGTCTTGGACTTTTTACTTATCTTGTTGAAGGGTGCTTGGAATACCATACGTACGTCAAGGTCTGGGTTGTCACGAATGACAGCCAATATCTTGCGTCGATCTTCAGCATCCCAATACCCCTTCGTTTCAAGACAGACGCCATTAGGTAGTATGAAGTCAGGCGTGTAGTGATGTTGTATTGTATACGCGACCTTGTGTGACTCATACTCCCATGACACTCCAATCTGGTCTAGTAGTTCAGCAACGCTGACCTCTAGCTTAGATTTAAAAGTCGTCTTCTTCTTCAAGCTTATGGTTGTGGTTTTCGTCTTCTGGTGCAGCAGGGCCTGTGGCTCTGAAGCCCTCAGTCTTACCGAACAAGTCAGCTACAGCCTCTTCGTCCATGCTGTCTGTGTCTACGCCTGCTGCTGATCCTTTGATCTCGACGACTTGTACGCCGACAAGCTTGAGTGAACTACCATAAGTAACTCCATCTTTCAAGATGTATGGCTTTTGGAAGAAGCCTAGCTTTACAGTTGAGCCACCGTAGATAGGTGTCTTTGCATCTGTAACTGGTGATCCTTCTGTGTCAACAACAGGTGGTTTCTTGTCCTCTCCCCATGAGAACTTGATCTTGTATTTACCATCAGCTACCTCTTCCCATGGTGTAGGCTTGAGTGTAGCTCTCTTTGGGTTCTTTAGTTTGGACTCTGCCCATGCAAGGACAGCTTTCCTTTCAGTCTCCAGTGCTTCAACCATATCCTCTCCTACAATAGCAGCGAGGGAATAGCCGAACTTACCGGGCTCAAGTATGGCTTGGAAGCCTTCTAGTTTTACTTCGTCTGTGACGTGTACGTTTTTGCTCATAATTAACAAAAGAAATAAGTGGATTCAATAACCGTCTCTGGCTGTAAGTCGCCAACGATCGGTGGTTCTGTCTCTGCCTGTATCTGACTGGCAAAGGTGTTGAGATAGTCATGTTCTGCAAAGAGAATCATGTACGTCTCCCTTATTATAGCACTGAGTTTATCCATATCGCAAGCTCTGCTTAACACACTGTCATGTATTAGTGCTATCGGCTCGTCAAATCTCCGTAACGCAAGGTGTAACAGGCTTGCATCAAGACTATGGATCAGGTTAGGTGCAGTAGCCGCCTTGTGCCTGCTGATGTCGACCTCCTTCCCGTCCTCTACTGCAACGGATAAGTCGCAACGACCTAAAAGCTGTAGTTGTATACGTTCTACTTTCTTTTTGAAGTACCGCTGTCTAACCACAAAGCCCGAAGGGGTCGTCCATTCTATGTAGCTCTCTCCTCTACGTATAGTCTTACCAATCTCATTCTCGATCCATCTCATAACTGACATTGGCCCGGGCACAACAGCCCCCATAGCCGAACGAACTGATTGAACGATCTGAGTGAGGTCATCCTTGTCAACCTCGACACCCTTCTCTTTGAGTGCGTCTTTGATATACGACCTATTGGAGAAAGGTTTAGCGTTGTATGGTATAGTCATAACAGTACGCTTTACACATTTACGATCCCAGACGGAACGGTATTTCTCTGGAATGTAAGGCTGTGCAACCTTAGCGACCACAGCATAGGCATCTTGTGGTCTTTCTGATGGTACTACATTCACCAACAGTGCAGTTGATCTGTCACGGGCTAAGCCTGCAAGTATCTGCAACCCTGAGCAAGTGGCATCTGTAGCAATAGGCAACGAGGTCTGTGTTCTATCTCGAAGTATACAACAATGATAGTACTCCTCACATGCAGCCAAGAATAACCATGGCTCGTCTGCACCCTCCCAATCACCTAGATTAGTAAACGGGTCAGTCGCAACGCGTGAGACAAGTGAGACATTGTTGTGTGTCCAGCTGAGTCTCTCTTGCATAGTAGACTTATCTAGACCATATGTAGTAGCAACTTGAAAGGCTAGCCAATCCTCACAGCTCGATTCGGATACACTCGCAGGCTCTGCAAACTGTAGTAAAGATTTACCAAAGTCTGTGTCCTGTGGTGTAAGGAACGCTGGTATTGGATAGGCCCGACCTCTGTAGTCAAATGACCATGGTATATAGAACTCTCTGTCTTTGAAGCGAGCGACAGCTTCCATAGTCATACGTGTGCGACAGGATCTCTTGAACTCTGCTGCTCTCTTGTTCATAACCTCTGCCGCTGATCTGCGATACGCCTTTCTCGACTCTTTGTTAGTCTCGATGTCAACTGGTTTGGGTGGGAGGTCATAATGAACAATCGGTAGAAACTTACCCACACTTATACCTCTCTGTTGTAACAGCTCCGCAGTACGGACGATAAAGGGATTTAACCTATATTTAACTTGCTGTATTTTGTTCAGAAAAGCGAGTGGGATTTCCCCCTGTATTAGTGCGTGATCGCCGCGTCGAACGAGCTCATGTCCGTGCATCACCTCATTAAGAATATATCCGCCGACTTGCTCGTTAGACCAGTCGCGTGGAGGCACTAGCATCGGCCATGCTAACGGGCTGAAAAGCTCTGCATTTGCCATTACTTCATCCTTGATGTCCATAAACTCAGCTGTTGGAGCTATGAACACAGTGGTCTTACGGCCTGTACGAAGGCGTTGCTTGTAGAACCAGCCACTTGATTCCATGATACAGTCGAGTAACCAACCACCTAGCTTGGTGCGTATGCTTGCACTCCAAGATGTCCATGGTGTAACCTTAGCTCTGTTCATCAGCGTCCTGATAACAACTAGCTTCTGGTGTGTACCACAGGCTTTGTGCCAGTAGTTGTCCTTGAGTGTTTTGAGTAAAGCCGGTGCATGATGCTCGTAATGACGCATGTGGCACTCGTCTTCGATAGCTTTACCTATCATGGTGCATATGTTGGTAGCAGTATTGCAGCCATCCTTGTAACCAAAGACATTATCAAATGTAACCTTGCATGCGATAGCAGCCGCAGCTAGTGCTTCGATACTTGCGAGGTACTGGTGTATATCTTTGAAGGCAGCTCCATACTTACCTTGATGTATTTTCTTGTTGGTATTCTCAATACGTGCAACTACGCGTGGTAGTAGTGCATCAATAGAAGATATACCGTACACTGTAGCAGAAGAATACTGCTGTTGTTCTAGCTTGTAGGTTTGATCTTGTAGCCGTTTAAGACCTTGCTTAATCTGTGACCTTTCTAAGTTGACCTGTTCCGTGATTTGGTCTTGCGTTATATGTGTCTGCGAGTTCATCTTGCACCTGTGCTAGTAAGTGTTTACGTACTTCCTCATAGTGAGGATGTTTGGGGCTAAGCATCTGTAATGCTTGGTTATAATATGTGTACACGTCTGATGGTGGTACTTCGTGTGTTTTAGACATAGTTCTCCTTGTCTTTATCTGTAATGTATTTATCTGGTTTCATAAACGAGACGTAATCATGCGTACATACAGTGAACTCAGAGTCCATGTCCTTGAGTATCTTGTTGACTCTCTTGGCGGCTGCTGCTTTAGAGGTGTATATATACTCTGTAACCTTGTCAGTCTCACAGTTACGTGCTCGTATCATGCAGAAGACAGAGGTTGGAAACTCCCAGCCGTCCATCTTCCACTCCATAAACTCGTCATAGTCCATAGGTATGAACAATGAGTCAGGTGCATCCTTGATGGCTTGCCAGTTGTTTGGGTAGTATTTCATAATTTCTCCTTGATTCGTTTAACGTCTTTAAGTTTGCGTCCATAGTATATTCTAGCTATGTCTGCTGATTTGAACGCAGCCTCTTCATCATCTGTAGCATATACAGGAAAGAGTACGTCGTTGTCCATAGTGGCTCTGTATAGTATGTAAGTCATGTGCGTCCTTAGTATGATTGTGATTTGAGTTTAGCCACAAGCTGCTTGGCACGTTTTTTAGCTGCACGTAAGGCTTGTGGTTTCTTACGGCCTTTAGTGTTCTTACGTTTGGGTATATCGTAGCATATCTCAGCTATCTCTTGCTCTGTTAGTTTCATAATGCTATGTATGGGTAGTGGCGTTCACTATACTTCATAGGGTAGTGATAGTCGACAAACTCATACTGTAAAGTATTACAATGATTCTCTGCATAAGTCTCAGCATCCTTGCGGCTCTTGACTATGTCAGCATCAACGTCTAGCTTGATAAGTATGTACAATGGTTTGACAACTCTGGTCTTGTTGCCTGCCCATGTCTCGGGTGTGTCGTCTCTTGTCATCATAAGTACCCCGCTATCTCACAGCCGGGCTCGTCGTAGAACCAAGAAACGGACAAGTCAGGGTACAGTTCTCTCATGGCATGGCATACAGCTTCTGGCGGACACCATGCTGTGTTGAATGTAACCTCGAGCTCGTCAGGGTCATCATCTGTAACCTCGACATCATACGCATCCCACTTGGTATCCCAGTTCTGCAAACGCCAGTCATACCAACGATCATCAGCCCTGTCTGTTGACTTGAACCATGGCATGTGGAATGGGTTATCAGATGCAGGCTGCGTTGGTAGCTCACCATCCTTGTTTGGTGTAGTAGCCCAGTCTGGTTCTGGTATGAAGTGAGTAAAGATCTTCTCGTCCTCGAATATACTCTTGATCTTGGCAATCTGAGCACGAGTCTCGTCTGTGTCGTTGCCAGAGCCATAGACAGTGACTCTGTTGTGACAATGGTTTGGCATGATTATCTCCTGTATTATTTGTTGTATCTAGCTTGTATTTTAGCGAAAGCTTCGTTCTCTACTATCATAGCATAGTTTGCATCATCTGCAATCTTTGACAATAGATTCTGTAACAATTCGTTTTCTCCTTTTGATATACCTACGATTCTGCCTGCTTTACCTCTCTTTGTAGATGGTAGCTTAGCTGCTTTCTTGGTAGGTACAAGTGGCTTGTCTGCTGATGGTGCTGACATAGCTGCTTCTGCTTTCTCGATAGCTTCCTTGATCTCGTCAACTTCTGACTTGTCGTTGCTGAAGTCGAACGCTGGTAGGTCGTTGTTGTAGTTGATGTCTGTTGATTTAACTGTTGTCATGGTAAAATAAATGGTGGTTTGCGTGATGGTTTACGTAGGTAGTTAGAGGATACCCAGCCTTTAGTGTTTAGGTATATTTTGTATGCAGTAATACTACTGATACTGGTATCGAACTTGATGTGTTCGGGCATGGCACGTGTGAACTCTGTGTGTCCACGCCATGCATCATAGATAGTAGCATCCTTGTACATGGATTCGTATATAAGCTCTGCCTCGATCATTGGCTTGTAACAGGCATGCACCTTGTCAAAGCGATATGTGTACTCGTCGCACAGTGCAAACCCATGATAGATAAGCCAAGCTAGATTACAGGGATTGTCAGCAGCCCAAATGGTGCATGGATGGTTGCGGAAAGCACCTCGTTCAGTCTTGTACGGCTCACCATTGGCTCTGTGTAGTACACCTGTGTCATAGTACCACGGACTGTAGATAACTGATAGCATCTGAACAGTCTCGAGTGGCATCTTGACTACGTGCTTGTCGGGCAAGTTGATTGCTGACTGCACTGGATGTTGATGTGTAACAAATATATTCATACTATTATAATAGCAAAATTTTAGACTTTGGACAAGTGATTGTCAGCAAACCAAGATTTTTTCTGGTGCTTGTAATCTAGTAAGTGTTGCTCCTTGATGTTATTGTACACACGTTGGCAACAGTCTGTCCATGTATCCTTCCATATCATCCAGTCATAGGATAATAGTATAGGTATCATGTCTTTGTCGTCTATGTATGTATTAAATGGCATTTGTTTCCTCCCTCAATATAAGTTTATCTATCTGTGTGTTGATGTTCTCCTTGATGAACTCAAGTCTCTTGATGTAGTCCTTCGGATAGAATAAGGTAATGTCTCCTTCATTCTGTTCTACGAGAAACTTAAGTATATTTTCTAAGACTAGCTGTCCTTGTTTCATAATGGTATTTGCTCCCTTTGTATGATGGTTAAGAGTTCGTTGACCTCCTCCTCTTTAAGAGAATGTCTTTTCTTTTTGATGTAAAAGAGTGCATCAAAGACTAGGATCTCAAGGTTACGTCTTTGAATGTCTGTTAGTTCAATCTTAGACATCTTGTAACTGCTTCTTCCTGTGTGCTAGGTCTATTCTTAAGACCTCGTCTTCTATCTCCTTACGAGACATCTCATATAAGCCATTCTCTGTGGCAAGCTCACGTGCAACTAAGTCAATGTATAAGTATAACACGTCCTTGATGAACTCCCATTGGTCAGCGTCTGTCTTACCTGACTGGTTGTAGCAGTATTGCATGAAAGCATAGGCTTTGAATACCTCCTCGTCAGCATCAAGTAATTCATGGTGCATACCTTCATTATGCTCAGCATAGAATGTAAGCACTTCGTCCCTTGTCTTATGATGCTTTGCCTTTCTCCACGCACTGCAACTGATGATGTCCTTGACGTCAAGTGGATTATATGTATCCATGATAGCTTTGTAGGCTCTTTCCATTGGGCTTGTCATACTTCTTCTCCTTGCTTGTTGAATGATTTGTTTATGTTTGGTACGTATAACACGCCGTCCGCCTTGAGGCAAGACAACATGATATTAAACCAATGATTGTTGGCTGTGTGCTGGTTGTGTGTCAGCCCTGTGTAGTGCTGTTGTGACCATTGTATCATGGCATTTCCTCCGATAATTTGAATACTGCGTCCCTAGCTCCTTGACTGAAGGATAGTAGGTACGACATCTCTGCACGTGTGAGCTTGTTGCTGAGTCTGAACTGCTCCCACGCATCCTCGTACTTGTTTGCGATTCCGTTTGCTTTGTAATTTAACATTATATAAACTCCTAAGTGTTTTGTTCTGTCCATGTGCTACCACATGATATACAGGCGTCATCGCCCTCGCTGTTGGTTTGACCACACTCTTGGCAAGTCCAGTCATCTATGTATTCCATGTTATATAAACTCCATGCTTGGTGTGATAAATAGACCAACAGCGTCTTGGTTGAACATGTCCTTGTATAGCCATGCAACCTTCTCAACTGCGTCCCTGTTGCCTGTGTCAATGCTGACTATCTTGGTATCTTCGAGGTCGGACTTCCATGTTCCCACTGCGTCCTGTATGGTATAACCGTCAAAGTGTGAGTCAAGCACCTCCTTGCAGTACATCTCCCAGTCAAGGTCAGACACATATCCGTCCTTGCCAATACTGCGTCCATATGTTAAGTGATGTAGCATAGCTGCGTCCTTTGTTGATTGTGATGATTGTTGTTTATTAGTCTCATACCTCTATTATAGCAAATCATTGTGAGAATGACCTGATATATGTGAGAATAAACATGAGTCCAATGAGACTGATTGTGAATGAGTGTGAGTCTCATAAGATCCATACAAGACTCACTAAATATATTTTCCATATTAATAAAAACTAATAACATCTCCATTAGGTTTGTATATAGTTGCTTTCGTTGTGTATTCACTAAGTTCAGCATTTAATAATGCATTGGAAATATGTTGTTCGTTACATTGTTCAAATACAATATTATCTGTTATGTATTCTTTATACTCGTCAGGTTCTAATCGCATTGTAACTACATTTTGTGTTTCATCATCTAATGATCTTTCATAAGGTAAACCGATTGCATCTAGTAATTCTTCACAATCTATATCTATTTCTAATTTAACTACATAATTAACTATCTTGTCACAGTCTTTTAGTTTATCAGCTTCTAAAGCTTTGCTAATAATATTAGCTTCGTATTCTTGTTGATTCATAATTAACCTACTTTTTTGTGTAATTTGTTTGTATTGTTATTTGTTTTGATAAACTTACTCTTACGATTATAATTAATAGTTGAAGGTAGTTGAGAATAAGTTACAGTCTTGCATTGATTCTCTAACTGTTCAATCTGTTTGTATAATGTTTGATAATAAGATAATGATTTCATTTAAGCAACCTCCAATGATAGTTGATGAATAAAATTAGTACCGTTAACTTGTAAGCCTAGCATTTGTAAAGAAATTAAATCATTCTCTGTTAGTGTTTTTTTACCAGTTAAAGATTGTAAAGCTTGTGCTTGACATTCATCTGTAACATAGTGTAATGTTCTACCGAAGGCTGTCTTAGGTTGAGTCTTGATGTTAGTCATGGTTGGTTCTCCTTTGCTCTTACACTATTATTATAGCATTATTATCCTGAGACTGTCATTAGATTTGTCCGTTCCCATACATCTAATTTGAGTCGCACATGATTGTGAATCTCAGTCTGATACGGCTTGATACTGTCTTGATACTGGAACGCCAACAGATCGCGTCTCATTCACCACACAAGTCTAATGCGTCCATGTTGCGGATGATTGTGATGTATCATATGTACTTGACCTGTCTCAGCCTGCGTCTAACGTGTGGTACGTCCTTGTTGCGGTGAGACTCATGCAACTCACGCGACTCAGTGAGACTCAAACGCTGTATTATAGCAAGACCCATGTGGGGATTCTGCGACCTGTATACGTCGTATAACGACCTCTCAAATTTTTACCATTTTTTAACGGATTTGATACCCGAAACTAAGCCGGTTACACTCGCTACCTACACAATGCCAGAAATATGGAGGTTTATCCGTCACGTTAAACTCTCTTAAGGTAATTCCTTTATCATCATAGTCAGTGATGATCTGTTTTGTTTCTGGATCTCTATATCTAAAGAATGATTTTTTATCCTCAGATGCATATGTAATGTAAAGCCTCTTAACAGGCTCCAAACAGTTTGTATGCCATCCCATATAACCAGTTGGTGGGTACAAAAAACACCCGCTTGGAATTACATGGTTACTCTTTACTAATCTTTGTACTTCTTTAAGTAGTAATTTAGTAAATTTCATATCAAATCTTTTAATATTACTATCATCTTTAGTAAAGTTAATAGGATTATCAAAACATTCTCTTTCTAAACACTTCTGCCAATTAGGATTAAACTTATAATTCTTATTATAGGATTCTGTTATACACTTATTGATTAAATCTTCTGTAAGTACTTCTTCAAGTATAGATTTATCATAAGGATTCCTTTTCATAGTCGGTTTAGTGGTGGTTATGGGTAGTAGATAAAGGAATATCAACTCATATGATATTAGGTACAAGAGAGCAGTCCACCCTTCTGCTCCCCTGTATAAGTGCGTGATCGACCTAACGCCAGTTATAGCCTGTGTGGTCGTGAGTATCTAGACCCCTAGCTTCCCTTCTCTGCTCTATATCCATACCCATTACAAGGTGATTTGCACTTGCTTGAGGGTCATCTAGGAACTCTTCTAGCATTATATCCCATTCTTCTTGCTT